TATTAATAGTGTTGTTGTCATGTTTGATTTTCTTTTTGTTGTTGTTGGTTATGATTGTGTATCACTAGGTAGTTGTAAGCTTTAATCACGACATCGGGGGAGTCCTTGAGTTGTCCGATGCCTGAGTTACACGCCTGACAAAGTAAGCCTCTTATCGCGCCTGTTGAATGGTCGTGATCTACGCTTAATCTTCTACCGTTAGTTGGTTTCGTACCGCATATAGCGCACGTGTGTCCTTGCTTAAAAGAAATGTATTCGTATTCTTCAGTCGATAAGTTGTAGCGCTTTTTTAAATCTGACCGACGCGTTATATTCTTTCGACTTTTACAAATACAGGTTTTACATCTAAGCGTTACGCCGTCCTTTCGCGACTTATCTTTATAGAACTCCGATAGCGGGAACTCTTCATTACAAGCCGTGCAAGTTTTCACGTGTGGTATTAATGTGTTTCTGCCCAGTTGTTACCGACCTTGTACTCGCCGTCCAATGGACACTTCATCTTTAGATGTTTACCCGCTTCGCGTATCGCGATACATGCGGTCTTACCGAATTGATCTGCTAGTTCTGGTTTAACTTCCGTCTGGAACTCGTCGTGGATGTTCGCCACAAACGCGTAGTCATGCATCGCTCTCCACTTAGTATTAGCAAGGTGCGTATGTAACCCAATCAAAGCTTGCTTCATAACAACCGCACCCGCAGATTGTAACAGCGTGTTAAGCGCGGAATGTTCGGATCGTATCGGTAGTATTCGTCCGTCTAATCCCCGAAGGAATCCACTCCGTTTGACCTTCGCTTCCACGGCTTTCTTCAACGCGTTTAAAGCGGGAAGAGACGTGAGGAATCGTTGCTTCAACGCCTTACCTTCTCGCGCTGTACCGCCCACGATCTCTCCAATCTTACCGTCACCAGCGCCGTATAAGAATGCGTAGATAAATGTCTTCGCTTGATCACGGGTCTTTAATCCCGCCGCTTGTTGATTAACCGTGTGGATATCTTCTTCTAACAATTGACGTCCATATTGTCCACCGTCAAATCCCGCGAGGTAATGTGCAAGCATACGAAGTTCCAGACCACTCGCATCACAACCGACAAGAACGTAACCATCACGCGCTTTAAATAACTCACGACATTCTTTACCGTATGGTGCGCGTACTGCTGGTACTTGTGCGATGTTTGGATAGCTATGAGTACAACGACCTGTGACCGTGCCGTTAGTGTTTACCTTGCCGTGTATGCGTCCGTTACGAACGCGCTTTATCCAAGCGTTATCGCCTTCGGCTAACATGCCTAAACGTTTAACAACCATTAAGTATTCTAGTAGTAGATCAGCCGATGGATGCTTGACGTTTTTAAGAACGGCTTCATCGATCTTAGGTTTACCATCGGGTGTGAAGTGTACAGGTTTCCAACCTAGTTCTTTTAATCGATCTGCTATTTGATCACGACTGCCTGGATTAAACGGTATGGTCTTTGTCTTATTCCCTAGCTTTGTCGCCTTGTTAGCGAGTGCTTGTACTTGTCCTTCTTCTTTCAACATTTTCTTCAGCGCCGCTTTAGTCTCACCAAAGTATTGTTTACCTTCGACTTCTACTTCCCATCCTTCGGGTGTCTTCATCTCTTCAACAACGGGTGGAAACGTCTTCTGTAAATCATCGAGTAACTCAGCACGTCGGGTCGTCAATGTCTGTATTAACTTGTCCGCTTTAT